AGGGAAGATTATCACGAGTCTCTTGGCAAGGCGTATTACAGAAGGCTCAACATGCCCGCCCGTGAAGAGAGAATCCATTGGAGCGGAATCAATGTAACACAGCAAAGATATGAACAGCTCGAAAGACAGTTTGCCTCAGATGAAAGAATTGCCTGCCGAATCATGGGTTTCCTCGGCATCGGATACTGCCGTATGGTCGGAATATGGGACATGCCAGACTTCGATGAGTGTGGCGCCGACGACTATCTGGAATGGCTCTTTGTCAGCGGATCCAGAGCTTTGAAATATGTAGGACGCGGAGATTCCGCCGGAAGGACGTCCAAGAGAAAGAATACGAGATACAGATAACCAAAAGTAATAGTTATGGAAGAAAACAAAAAGAAAGTCGAGGGACAGCCGGAGAAGCTCTCCTACGAGAAACTGAACGAGATTGCCAGCAATCTCCACGTGTCGAACCAGAAGCTCTATGCCCGCGTGCAGGAGTTGCAGGAGGCGTTGAGCAACAGGGAGTTCGAATATACTTCGTTCTTTCTGACGATGCTCTTCAAGGTCGTGGAGCACGCCGAGATGTACAACCAGGATTTCGTTGACTGGACTATCAAGAACATCGAGGACGCCCTGCGCTCTTTCATGGCGAGCGTTGAACAGACACAGGCAGAAGAGAAGACGGATGGCAAAGCCGAATAATGTCATGCAGGTGAAATGCACCGAGAACTCTTTCTTTGGTGCATGGGTTGAGTTCCTGGCTCCGTTCCATAAACTGACGAAACGCGAGCGGGAGGTCATGGCCCGTATCATCATGCAGTATTTCAAGCTGAAAGACAATGTTCAGGATGAAGAGCTCCTGAAGGAGATTCTCTGGAGCCAGTCTTCCCGCAAGGACATGCGCGAATCGCTCAAGATGACGCAGGCGCATTTCCAGATGACGCTGGCCAAACTCCGGGAAGCGGGAGTCTTGATTGACGGGGACATCAACAAGCGTTTCATTCCCCATCTTACGGAAGGCTCCAAGTTCATCTTGAACGTAATCTTTGACTGGTCGTCACCGACCTCTCCGTCAAATGGACAATAGGGATATGGCCGTCTATCGCCGGATTGCTGACGATAACGGCCTGTCTTTATTGGACGTGTCGAAGGCGGTGGTTTCGTTCTTTGACAATATCGCCATTGAATCAAGGAGTTTGCCTTTTGACAATCCACGGAAGATATTCTCCGTACATGCGTTCAAGGAGTACGAGAGGGTGTACTGCATTCCGTATCTGGGCAGGCTCGGCACATCTCATAGCCGCTATCTCAAGTGGCGGGCGAATGAGTCGAAGAACGAGAACATGGTTCCGCGAAGCTCATTCAAGAACGGACTCGATGCGGAAGACATAGAAAGACTCGCTATGGAAGCGCTCTCCGGCAACAAGGTCTCTGCGCCGGTTAAGAGAAGCCAACCGTTCAAGCGGGTCTGGATGATAAATGAAACAGGTAAGAAACAGGCAAGACAAGTAATACCAAAAGAGAAAGACAATGTTTAATATCAAGAAAATCAGGCCGCTGTTCACTGGAGTCGTGACTACGGCGATGACCTACAAGGAAGACCAGCACACAACCGCCGGCGGTCTTGTGTTCGACGCTACGAAGATGAAGGGCGGACTGAACATCTATCAGCGCGTTGTGGCAGTCGGTAGCATGGTGCATGACTTGAAGGAAGGCGACATTGTTCGCCTTAACTACAAGCGCTATGCTGTTCCGACCCAGAAGCCCGGAGCCATTGAGAACAACATCCAGAAGAGCGACATCAACTACACCTATCAGATTCCGATGGTGACGCTCGACGGCATCGACTATCTCTTCCTTCAGAACAATGACATCGAGTTTGTCGTGGAGGAAGCCGACATTCCCGAGGGCGGGCTGCTTGAGTAAGATGAACGGAGTACCGCTGCCGCCCGTGGACGAGATGGAATGGATTCGTCAACAGGAGAAGATTAAACATCAGGAGATCCAGAAGCGTAAAGCGACGCTAAAGGAATTTTCGGAATTATATGAGGCCATCTCGGCAACGCATAAGCCGTATTTGAAATTTACGAAAGAGACATTGGAAGATGAAGCTGATTGAATATGACGGTGTAGAGTTCAAGATAGCAGATGAAGCCTTGCTTATCCGCCCCATTCGCGAACTGTTCGAGAAAGACAAGTCCAAGAAGAAGGAAGAATTCTGGCGTCAGATTTCCTATCTCTGGTTCATGTGCGATCCGCGAAGTACCTATATGTATCTCGTGGATGAAGAAGCAAGGGCAAGGGAAGTCAAGATTCAGGAAGGGCTTGGTGAGAGCTGGGAACCGTCAGACTTGCTCAAGGAGGCGATGGATGTCTATCGTAAGCAGTCTATCACGACTTCTTCTCTTTTGCTCGAGGGTATGCGTAAGGGTATAGAGAATATCCGCAAGTTCTTGAGCGAGGTAGATCTGTTTGAGACCGACAAGAATGATAAGCCCATATATCAGGTATCAACCGTCACCAGCGCACTGAAGCAGATACCGGAGCTTGCCAAGGCCCTTGTGGATGCAGAACATGCGCTGGCCAAAGATTTTGCGACAGATGAAACGGCAAGAGGAACGGCAATTAAGGCGGTTGGTGAAGATATTTGATGGCGATGAGCCGCCAGAAGAAGAGATGCTTCCTTTTCTTCATGAAGCCCGTGAAAAGCTAGTGGAAAAATTGATGGCCCCATATCTTAAAGAATTTGAATCGGGCTTTCACGATGCGCTCTTGTTTGGCGCCGAGAAATATGAAGCATCTGACGATACAATAAAACACATTCCAATTGAAATTGAAGATGCATAAGTCTGTAAAAGAATTCAAGATAGAACTGCTTGAAATCGCCGGTTTCGAGTCGGCAGAGGCCGCATTGCGCCTTCCGTTTGGGAACAACAATGCGCCAAGGCCCGGAGATTCTGTCTATATGGATTTGGGCAGAAACTGTATACTGTATGCCGCAAATCTTAAACTCATGTCTACGCTTGTCAAGCGCGGAGATGAGCACGCAAAAGTTCTTCGTGGTATCATCGTCTGGTGTAAGATAAATGCTCCGCGCTACTGGTGGCAGGAATGCGACCGATATTCTGTGGGGGCATGCTGTCTTGGTTCCAATTCGACTATGCATCAACAGGGCAAGGGCCTGGCAGAGGACGAGCTTGTTGAAATGAAAGAGGCCATGCCGGAGGGAACAATGCAAGAACGTGTCTGGACGTTCTCTTATCAGGCTCTTCGTAGAATCTATTTCCAGCGCAGAAACCATCGGCTTCCACAGTGGCGAATTTTCTGTGAGTGGATTGAAAGACTCCCCTTTGCGAATGAACTGATTACGATAGATGAAAAGCAAGAAAAAGAATAGTAAGTCTTTCGAGATTCGAGAATCCGAGCTGCTTGAAATTGAACGGTTCGCCAAAGAGTCTTTTATCAGATGCAAAGAACTATATGACAGATATAATCCAAGTAAATCAATATCAGACTCCGATAACGCGAGAGTTGTTGGATAAATATCCCGATGAAGTTCAGGAATCTTTCCTGGACTTCATTGATACTGTGCCTCTGCTTAAATGGATGATTGGTGAAAGGCCGAGGGCAAAAGACTTGCCGAGAGACAATCAGGGGCGTATTATCGTAGATATTACCCATCCGCACATTCTGGAGGATATGGATTATTTCCGTCCCGCCGCGAAATTCTATGAGCAAAATGGCTGCTATTCTCTTCTGAAACCGAATCAGAATCCTAACAGCGAGTATGGTAAGTGGTTTTTTGAAGAGGTGAGGAGATGTCGTGACGGATATGTGCGCGAGTCTGATGGGGAGTGGGTGACGGGCGATATGTATTTCTTCATGAACTACTGCCCAATCATGCTTAATCGTCGCTCGGAGACATCTGGCATCTATCTTCGCGTGGAAGGCTTTCCGGATTTCTGGGAAGGTATTTACTATCGTTTCCATTACTGGGATCAGGCCCGAAAGAATGGAAAACACTGCATGGAATTAGCCAGACGCGGATGTGCGAAAAGCTTTACGTTTGCGGGGAAGATGGCGCACAACTTAATTCTTGGTGAGAATAGTGAGAATACGCGTCGCGTTACTACGATTCTTACGGCGTATCTGAAGGAGTATCTTGCATCAAAAGATGGTACGCTTACCAAGTTCTCTCCGATGATTGATTTCTGTTCTGCCAACACAGAGTTTCCGCGCCTTATGGTCAAGCGCTCTACGATAGAGATGATATGGCAGATGGGCTATAAGAATCCGAATGGAAACATCAAGGGTTCTCTTAACTCCGTCATGGCTGTTTCTGTTAAGGATGATGAGGGCAAGGTTCGTGGTAAACGTGGATTCGTGCTGTTTGAAGAGATGGGTAGCTACAAAGGCTTCAAGGAGACTTGGGACAATGTGCGAGATTCCGTCAAGGAGGGCAATAATGTCTTCGCCCAGCTACTCGCTGTCGGTACTGCCGGAGATAAGGAATCTGATTTCTCTGGTGTAAAGACCATGTTATACAATCCGGACGCGTATGAGATATATGCATTGGAGAATGTATACGACCAGAAAGGCAAGGGGACGGGCAAGTTCCCATATTTCTTTCCATCGTATATCTCGCGTGCCGGATGTATGGACAAAGACGGAAACTCTGATGTCGTTAAGGCAATGTTAGAGATTCTTATGGAGCGATACATGGTTAAGCAGGGTGGAGACGCCGCGTCTTTACTTTCCCGAATAGCCCAGATGCCAGTTACTCCAGCAGAAGCTATCCTGAAAGTGCGTTCTAATTTCTTCCCGGTTGTGATGCTTAACGAGCGAATCCGCCAGCTTGACATGAACCCGCATATCTATGATGACATCTATGTCGGAACGATGATTGATGTTGGCGGCAAAGCCGAGTTCAGGGCGACGGATGATGTACCTATCAGGAAGTGGCCCGTAGACAATACGGAACAGGGTGCGGTTGAGATATATGTGATGCCGCAGGAGAATGCTCCGCATAATCGCTATGTTGTTGGAGTCGACCCTACCGACAATGACCAGGCGGAATCAGCGTCTTTGTTCTCCTGTTTTGTGTTCGATTTGTTTACGGATGAAATAGTTGCTGAATACACAGGACGTAAGCCATTCGCGGAGGATAACTATGAGATATGCAGACTGCTCTCGTTATTCTATAATGCGTCTATTCTCTATGAATCCAATAGGAAAGGTTTATACTCTTATTTCGCCCGGAAACAGTCTACTTGGATGCTCGCTGACTGCCCTGAGTATCTTCGCGCTCGCCAGCTTGTCAAGTATTCCATGTTTGGTAGTTCCATTAAGGGCGTGTCTGTCAATGCTGCCGTCATCTCTTTCGCCAATGATTTGATCCGCGACTGGCTCAATAAGACTCAGCCGGTTGAGATTAAGGATGAGAAGGGAGAGGTACATATAGAACAGGTTCCGCAACTATATAAGATTCGCAATCGTGCTCTGCTTCAGGAACTTGTATCGTATTCCAGAGAGGTAAATACTGACCGCGTTTCTGCGCTCGCACAGGTAATGTTGTATCGTGAGCACTTCATTATTCTCTATGGTGGAGCAATCGGAGAAACGGAAGAAGATGTCAAAACTGAGACGGACGACGAGTTCTTCGACAAGGATTGGAACCGTTTCAAGCAAAAACACCATTTAGGCGAACAATAGTAAATAATTTTCAGTCTGTAACTGATTTATTTATCGTTGTTTTCGGAGGCGTTTAAATGGATATATTCGCTACCGAAAAGTATGTATATATGGATAATATCGTAACATTCCCGCCGCAGAAATTGCCGTTCAAGTCGAAGGGCGACACTTGGCGCCACAATTGTGTGGACTGGGGCGTGAACCGAACATATTTCAATTACTCTCCGGTTCGCATGGATGTCATTCACATGAAGACGAATTATGACCTTCTGAATGGCATCATTCATATGCGCGACATCGCGGCTGTGCTTAATCCTGGAGACATCTCTACGGCATTTCTGCCTGACAAAATTCAGCATTATCCCATTATCAATTCCAAGATAAATACGCTTCGGGGAGAAGAAGCTGCCCGTGTCTTTGACTGGCATGTCATCGTTACGAACCCGAACTCCGTGTCCGAGATTGAAGAGCGCAAGAAGAACGAGTATTTCGCTATGGTTCAGGGCGCGGTTGAGAATCCGGAGATTGATGACCATCAAGCGCAGAAAGACATCCAAGACGGGATTGACTATTTCAACTATAACTGGCAGGACTTGCGTGAGGTTCGTGGTAACGAACTTCTGAAACACTACTCCAAAGAGCAGAACTTCCCGCAGATATTCAATGATGGTTTCGTTGATGCCGCCGCAGTAAACATCGAGGCATATCAGTGTGCCATTGTCGGTTGTGAGCCGGTGTTGTTCAAGCTTAATCCCATGAAGCTCCGCACTTATGGCTCGGGTTATTCCAACAAGATCGAGGATGCGGATGTGATTGTCTATGAAGATTACTGGTCTCGCGGTCGCATCGTAGATACTTACTATGATGAGCTGAAAGAGAAAGACATCAAGTGGCTCTCTGACGGCATTCCCGATTATGGTGGAAACGAGCCTATCGGCGCGGCTGGAAATTATAACAGTGCGTTTGGTTTTGTCCGTGGAGAGGGCTTTATCGGTGAGGACGGAACGCTTATAGACAGTGGCGGTCCGATGGGATATATCTTCGATGAGCTTGCTCATCTTGATGGCGGTATCGGTTCGAATCTTCTTCCGTATGATGTGAATGGCAACATCCGCGTCGTTCATGTCTACTGGAAGTCCTTCCGCAAAATCTTCAAGGTCAAGTCCTATGATCCGGTGACGGGCGAAGAAGTCTTTGATTTCTATCCCGAGACCTATGTTCCGGATAAGGATGCCGGCGAAGAGGCGACTCCGCTCTGGGTGAATCAGGCGTGGGAAGGGACGAAGATCGGTGAAGACATCTATGTACAGTGCCGCCCTTGTCCTGTTCAATATAATTCCATTTCCAATCCGTCTACTTGCAGTTTCGGCATCGTCGGTACGATATACAATATGAATGAGGCTCGTCCGTATTCCCTGGTGGATATGATGAAGCCGTACAATTATCTGTACGATGCCATTCACGCCAAGCTCATCGACCTTATTGCGACGAACTGGGGCAAACTCTTGGAAATGGATCTCGCTCTTAAGCCCAAGAACTGGGAAGTCGAGAAATGGATGTATTTCGCCCGCGCCAACAAGGTGCTCATCAAGGATTCGTTCAACGAGGGATCTAAAGGTGCGGCAACCGGCAAGCTTGCGGGCGGCTTGAACAATGCATCCAAAGGATATGTAGATGCCGATTGGGGTCAGTCCATTCAGAACTATATCGAACTGCTTCAGTGGACGAAGGAGTCTATGTCCGATTTGGTTGGCATCAACCGCCAGAGAGAGGGTAATACATATAACCGCGAGACCGTTGGTGGTATCGAGCGTGCTGTTCTACAGTCTTCCTATATTACCGACTGGCTTTTCCAGAAACATGACGATACCAAGCGCCGTGTTCTTGAGTGCTTCATAGAGACCGCGAAGGCTGCGGTGAGGGGTAGGAATGTTAAGTTCCAGTATATCATGTCTGACGGAACCCGTCGTATGATGGAGATTGATGGAGATGAGTTCGCTGAGTCCAGCTACGGTCTTGTGGTCGACAGTTCCAATGACACTCAGAAGCTCTATAGCCAGCTCGATGCTCTTACTCAAGCGGCGATGCAGAACCAGTACAAGCTCTCTACGATTGTCAAGCTCTATTCTTCTGCTTCTCTCGCTGAGAAGACTCGTATTCTTGAAGATTACGAGAAGCGCATGGAAGAACTCCAGCAGCAGACGCAGCAGCAGGAAATGCAGGCCAAGCAGCAGGAGATTCAGGCAAAACAGCAGATTGAGTATCAGAAGATGCAGCAGGAAGATATGTTGAATCAGCGTGACAATGAGACGAAGATTCGGGTTGCCGAACTGAATTCCCGCGCCGAGTATATGCGCCTTGGCATCTATGCCGAAGAGAACGATGAGGAGCTGGTACACGAGAAACTTGATATTGAGCGTGAGAAGCTGCGGGCCCAGATTGAACAGTTCGACAAGGAGCTTCGCGAGAAACAGGAGGAGCGCAAGGACAAACGCGAAATAGAGCTGAAAAAGATTGAAGCACAGAAACAGACGAAGAAGACTGCAAGCAAGTAAAGCATGAAGTATTTTTCGAATAAGTCATTAGACGAACGCATCAAAGAGATAGC